ATCGAAAATATCAGCCATCAGTCTTCACCTCTTTCCAAAAAAGATCTTAGCCTCCGTGACGCCCTCGCTGGGATCTGCACTTGGCCTAAATCATTTTCTTTCAGTAATTCATATGTATATCGGCCTTCGTCAAAAGTTTGGTCGAGCTCCAACTCAACATAGTGTAACTTCCCATCAGCATTTTTAGGAATAGCATATGAGTTTTCCTGAACCACATCTTCAGGGACTTCATCTGCAATAACATGGCATTTAAATCTTATTTCCTTATAAGGAGCACCAATGTAAATGTAAACCTCATCGCCAGTATGTACAGAACCCCTTTTCTTCCATACTACCGTGTTACTTTTCGCAAAATGTTCAAATATATCAAAGAAACGAACATTACAAGGGAATACCCAAGTCTCTTGGTATGCAGCCATAATCATTCACCTCCAACAGCGCTAATGCGGGCATCTATCATTTCCCATTCATCCTCAGCGATATTCCATTTCTTACAGAGCATTTGATCGTTGTAGACGCCCTGATAATGTCCGAGATCTGGAATGAAGCAAAAATTCTTCTTAGTAACGTCCTGAGAGACAACAGTCTGGAGAAGGAGAAACCTGACGGTTTTAGTGTAAATATATGTCCTATAAGCCAAAACCTCATCTTCTGAATCAAAAGCGCCCAATATTATGAATGATTCAGTACAGCATTCTCCTGGTGCCGCGATTCTGGTGTTTCCGTCATAATAAAACCCTACAGGCTTTGAGAAATCTGTTTGCCCAGCAATTGGAGCCTTAGGTGCTAAAAGCTTCCATTTGCTTAAGTATCCTTTTGAATCATCAATATCTTTCGGATCAGCATATTTTTTTCCAATTCGCTGAATGAAATAGCAAGGAACACCGTTATCCTTTGGCTCATAATTTGTTGGCAATCCGAATGGCTTTCTGGCTGATACGACATCCGACAAAACGCGATTATGTTTATTCCATGATAAAACCTTTCTAACAACTGAAAGTGCCTTATTCTGGCGAATAAACACATCGTATTCGTCAAGATCTCTGATCATTCGTCCTTGCACAGTATCGGTCATATTAGTAACTTCGCATGATCCTGTATTATCTCGATCCCATAAGAAATAACAAGCTCCTCCTGCTAAGTCCACGCCCGGAAATACGTCCTTAAAGTTCTCGTAGTCAACGAGCTTCCGAATTCTTTTGTCATGCAGCATGGTTTTCCTGAAATCATCAAGCCCTTTGCCTCCGGTGAACCACCGAGAAGGGATAATCATCGTTAGATAACGAGGGTTAAGTTTCTTAGCCTGTTCAACAAATAGCTGGTATATAGGTTTTGCGCTTTTTCCATTGCCACCATCATTTAATTGGTACGGCGGATTTGAAATTATCACATCAAACTTCATCTTAAAAATATCCTCCGGATGTAATGTATGTATAAACTCATAGGCATGAGACTCCATTCCTTCACGGGCGATGTCATTCAGATCACCGTTCTCAGCCGTGCCACAATAAATACACTTCTTGTTCTGCCACGTGTGCTTGATCTTGTGAAAGATAATATTCCCCTGCACGTTATCGAATTGCGTAATCGAAAACGGACTGTTCGGATACTTCGAGCAGTAAACCGAACGGCGGGACAGAAGGGAAGTCAGCTCCGTGATGGCAATGCCGTAGAGCTGGTTCTTGAAAATCCAGTCGCAGCGTTCCTGCAGGTTTGGAATTTTGTCCGCAAGACCAGCAATAAGCCGCTTCGCAATTTCGCGGAGGAACACTCCGGATTTGCATGCCGGATCGAGGAACTTCGTCTCCGGATCGCGGAAAAGCTCCTGCGGCAGCATGTCGAGCATTCTGTTCGCGACGTCCGGCGGTGTGAAGACCTCGTCGTTCGACAGGTCTGCAAGGCAAGACAGGACGTCCGGTTTGTATACGCTTGTAAATAAATCAGGATTCAGTGACATATTGAACCTCCCAGTAATCTACGGACGGAAACTCTCTGATCGGTGCCGGAGTCCATCCGTGTGTCTCGGCGTCGTAATCCCATCCCTGTTTCTTTTTCTCGGCCAGAACATCCATAAAATTCATCTGGCCAGTATCTTCAACCTTTTCCGGTTCCTCATCACGCATCAGTGCATCGAGCGTGAAGTCCCTCCGCCGCATCCGGTAACCAACTATGAAGTCCCATTGAGAAAAGATGATCGGCGTACCGTCATTTTGCATGAGCGTGAGCGCATCACCGCACAGGATGTTCTTCTGCAGAATGTACCTTGCTGCACCGCGTATTTCGTCGCTGGCTTCCTTCTTGACCTGCTTTGTATAGGCTTCGTCCCAGATCTTGAATAGCCGTTCGCGGCATTCCTTGACATTGTCTTCCTGTATATCAATTCCGTAGATACTCGTAAGCGCCAGAAAAGCGTTCTTCGTGTATTCGGAATTATTCTTCTTATATTGTCGCTTCACCCGTGCAAGCTTCCGGCGGAGAATCTCCGCAAGGAAGTTTCCATCGCCACATGCTGGCTCCAAAAACCGGCTCTCAATCCGGTCGGTCTCGCTTTTCACGAGATCGAGCATGGCATTGACTTCACGCTCATTCGTGAAAACCTCGCCGTGTTCCGCGACTCGTTCCTTTGATTTTATTTGTTTTGGCATTGATTCAGTTTCCCACCTTATTCATTATGTTTCTTGACCGCAGCTGTCATCATGTCATAGTGTTGGTTCTGATGCATGACGTAAAAGATCTCCTTGAATACTCGTTTGTACATGTCCACATCGTCATAATCCTCGACCACAAGATTCAAGCCGTCTGTGATGCCGTTCGGATTGTTGATATAAGCAAGCATAGTCGAAGCAAGCTCGTAGTCGGTCATATCTGGCTGGCCACCTGGAACTTCCTTAATAAAGTTCTTTCTGTTCTCTGGATCTTCGAGCAGCTGCTCCCGAAGACTGGTACCTTCGTATCCGCAAAGCTGCAGGAAATACGACTCGAGAATCCTGCGCATCACGTTGAGCGCCGGAATTACAGAATCTGCATCACGTAGTTCCTCCCACAGAGCCGCATAAGAGCTCTGCACCGGATTGTAGTTTTCATACTCGGTCTTGGCTTTGTCCTTTGGCCTTTCGCAAATATGTACACGCGAGATATTGGCGGTCTTCCGAATCATATAAAACGTGGTGCAATCATAATAGCCGACCTGCTGATAGGTTATCTCTCTATGGAAGTACACGTTGTGCGTCAGGATGAAAATCTGCTTGATATAGTTCCCCGGAACCTTTGGATTTTCCCAATGGGTATTATTCCGGCAGACGTTGATCATCTCGCGCACGATTGCACTAACAAGAAAGAGTGCCGTGCTGTCCATACTGGAAACCGGATCGTCGATGACGACAATCTTGTCCTTTTTCTCTTCACTGCTTTGGCTTCCGCGAACAAGCTGATAGAAATACAGGAAAGCGATAAAGTTTCGTTCACCTTCACTCAGATTTTCTGCAACTTCTCCGGTGTCACGGATGACCTCGTAATGATTCTTGTTGTTCTCACATTCGCGGATGTGGAATCCCTGAAATCCGGAATCCTTCAAGATCTTGTTGATTCCATCAACCGCAGCTTGGGTATTTACAACCTGCAAATTCAGTGCGGATATTTCACTTGTCAAGGTATTGATGGCTTTCTTGAGGTTCCGGCCCTCGTCTTCGAGCTTCTTAAGGGCGTCTTCCTGTGCCTTCTTTTCATCAAGGTAGCTCTTGATTTCGTCCTTCAGCAGGAAAGCAAAATACTCGATAACCTCTTTTTTGCACTTTGCCTTGCTGGTTCTCTTAGCGTTTACCACATCGTTGTTTGCCTTGATCTTCTTGTTGATGGCATCGATGAGGTCGCCGATTTCGAGCAGCAAAGAATCTGTATCCTCCAGCGATACGATTTTTGATGGCTCCTTGACTTTTTCGGCAAGGCGGCCCGAATTCAAATCTATCTTGCTCTTCAGTAGCGCAAGTTTCGATTTGTATTCGTCGAGCTCGTCATCCAGTCCAGGCATCGTATCACTCAGATTTGCTTCCAGCTTTCTAACAATGGCCTGTGTTTCACGATCATACGTACTCTGGAATTCTCCGAGCTGAGAAACATTCTCCTGATACTGTGCATCGAAGCATTTCTGAATGTCCTCTTCAAATGTACTTGGCAGCTTCTGCTGGCAGAAAGGACATTTTCCCTCAGAGCCGGGAACGAAATGTGTATGGCCTTGACGCACCCAGTCGGTGGCTTTTATTTTTCTTACGAATTTGGCAAAGTCGGTGTTTGCGCTACTGACAACAACCGTAGCCAGCAAATCTTTACCTGGCAATTTTCCATATGTAACAGAGCTGTCTGCTCGCTGAAATTCCGAATAACTTCTGGAATTCGCATCAAACGCCACATCACAAAGCCTCTTTAATTCATCCGGATTGTGATCGGTCGGATTTGTTTCAGCAAGAATAGCCTCTATGAATCCCTTTTTCTGTTTCTTACCTTCGAGGGCTTTATCAAAAGCGGCCCGCTCTCTTGTCGTCCTTTTAAAGCAGTCATCCTGAAAGGTAGTCAGTAACGTGCCAAAGCCACTTTTCTTAGTGCGCCAGTCATCCTGTGCCTTCGTGAAGTCGCCGTTTAATCTATCCTTCTCCGCATATTTCTCGTCGATCTGACTTTGCACGCCCTTGTTGATTTTATTGAAGATGAACACACCTGGAAGGTCTCCATAGCTTGAAAAATTATCCTCAACGAAATCCCGGTTGTATATCAGAAGATCATAGTCGCTCGGGACCCGTCCATCAGCCCATTCAACACTGTCGTTATCACCATTGTTCTCACTGATGGCATACGCTATGGACGACTTCCCAGCACCATTATTTCCGTAAAAGAAATTAATAAAGGAAAGCTTCTCTATCGGCTCATTATGGAAGGTCGCTCTGTTGACCGTGATTTTCGTTATCAGTGAAGGATATTTTTTACTCATATGAAGTCCTCCTGTCGTTACTCCTTTATCTTGCCTTCCCGAACCCATTCATCAACTTCGGAAATTTTAAATTTATAGCGTTTGCCAGCCCTGTAATAAGGCAGTTTGCCTTCTTTAATCCAGGTCCTTACTGTGTCTTGGCTGACACTCAGATGGTCCGCGATGTCTTCCAAGTTCACCCATTTTTCGACGTTCATTTCTTCATATTCTCGGCTCATGTTTTACCTCCGTAGTATTGCGTTCCATGAGTTGAATCTAAAGCAGCCGTATCGTACAGCCGTTATTATTTAGTGCTTCTACTACATCAACTTTCTTTATAGCCCAGTGTGTTTCATCGAGTTCGTTTTTGAAATCAGTACCGCCGATGCCAAACACTTCCTTCTGTTCATTCAGAATTTGCTGGGCGAATTTCCTATATTTGAAAAAGTAGATCCAGATGCCATCTTCCTTCACCTGCACGTCTCGCACTATTCCGAAAAAAGCTCTATGGCGATCATCTGTCCGTGCGAACTGATGGTTTGTGCTCGCGAATATCGCCGGAAAAGTCTTCACGATGTTGATGCATTCTTCTGTGAGATAGGCAAGCTCCCATAGATCATTGGGTGTACATTTGTCGACTGCGATAGCGTGGTCCTTAGGAACTACGAAGTATTTTCCCTTGAACATCTCATCGGCGATCACGAATAGGTTGTAGCAACTCAAATCAAGGTCAACCTGATCTGGCGTATTATCGTCATCCTCATCCATATCAGAAGGAAGGTAGATTGCAACCTTCTTATGGTCCTCATAATGCTCAACAAAACCGTATTGTTTACCTTTTCCGCCAGACTGCTCCATATGAACTTCAATCGGACGTGGCGTTTCGTTTGAAGGAAGCTGAGGCTGCACCTTTTGAATCTCATTTTTCTCCACAGGCACTAATCCTCCTCGTCCTTTTCGTAATAATTCTCTATATATCCGATCTGCTTACCAGCACCGCCTGATTGCTCAAATTTAAAATTAAAGACTTTCGGCTGGTTGATGGTCTGCTCCATTTTCTGGTTCGCAGATTGTTCATCAGGCTCCGGTATTGCGTCTATAACTTCCGACTCCGGATTGCCTGATCCGTCTGATGCTTTGCCAACTTCATCATTTTCAAAATCAGTCGAATAGCAATATGTAAGCTCGACTTCCCGCGAACTTTTTTCGCCAATAGCAGCTTCATACGGTCGCCCATTATTGCTCTCAGTAGGCGGGCACCATTCAGCATAGGTTTCTTGGCCTATGCTGTTTTTCTTTATGTGGACAATGCAGTAGTGCCAAAGGCCGAGAAGGAATGATTCAAGACATAACGAAGGGGAAGATAAGACTTCCGCTTTTGTAATAGTCGTACCATCCTTATTGGCATATAGCTCAGTACCACTTGGAATTGTTTTATCGGCATCCAACAGTTCAAGGAGTGCTTTTACAAGGTATTCGTCCTTCCTGGTCGCCGAACGCAGTTCCAGATATTTATTTGTAAATGCCGTCATTGCAGCAAGGCATTCTGCGTAATTGTTCTTAATCCTATCGTCAAAAGATTTTTTTGCAGACGCGTCTTTAAAGCGGAAATGTCCCCATCCCCAGTTTTCGCATGATTTGAAAGCGAGAGTCCCATCGCGAAATGATCTTTCATCCAATCTTGATGGATCTGAAATGCTCGGTGTTGCGACTCGCGCTAAAGCGAGAAGTGTTTCCGGCTCAGTGATGCCGCTTTGCTTACCCATGTACATCTCTGCGTGCGAAGGCATCGGATTGCGGGCATCGGATATCAATATGAAGAAGGTCCCGCCGCACAACCTCCAAGTATCTCTGTTTGCCATAGATTGTCCCTCATTTTCAAAAACTCCGACAAAAGCGACAAACCCGACTACGTGAACATCGACAAACCCTACTCCTCAATGGCTCTTGTGGAAATCACAGGAGCCATTTTCAGTCGGTAAAGGCACTTCCGTCGCTGGGGAAATTCTGGTTAACAACCCATAACAAACCCCACTAAAACATTATACCACGGAATAATACGAATCTCAATGAGATCGTATGAACCAGCAATGAACTGACTGTGAATTGTTCCCCTGTGATTGCCCACAAAAAGCCAATCACAGGAGGAAAAATTCATGACAAAAGAATTCAAACGCATCTATGACAAGACCACCCGCACCTGGTACGAGGTCCCGGAGGATCAGTACCGGGATTACGACCGCTGGCGCACCGCACTCAGGAAGCGGATGCAGTACAGAGGCGAATGCTTCTGCCCGCGCAGCAAATGGTGGCTGTGCGACGGCAACTGCCTCGACTGCGAGTTCCACAACAACACAACCATCTCCCTTGACGATCCGCTGCCTGACGGCGAAGGCACTCTCGGCGACTACGTGCCGGACGACGCTCCGCTCATCGAGGAGGTCCTCGCCGATGAGATGATGCTCGCCCAGCTTCTTCATCGTCTGGACGAGCTCATGCCTGAAGCACGCCGCATCGGTGAGCTCCGCGAGGAAGGTCTCTCCGACGAGGCCATCGCCAAGAAGATCGGCATCAAGCGGACGACATTCCTGTCCCGCCTGAAGAAGGCCAAGCAGAAGCTCTGCGAGGAGTTCCCGGACGAAATGCATGAGCAGTTCCCTGACTGGTTCTAAACACACGGCTCCGGCTGCCAGAAATGGCGGTCGGAGCTTTTTTCAGAATTTCTTCCCTCCGTCTTCGTCAAAACGCGTGCCCTGCCTCCAGTGGGAAGTGTAAGGAGCACGGAAAGCTGCTCCAGAAAGGAGGCAGACGCCATGAACAAGACACGCAACAGAAGCCCTGCGGATATGGAGACCATCGCTGTTCTTATCGCGATAAGCCATGTATCCGCAAGACTGGCAAGAAACCTCAGTCTTCTTGCCGCAGATTGTCAACCATTGGAAGGAGGTAAAGAGAATGTCAAAAATGGCAGAAATGGATCAGACCATCAGGGAGCTCCGCGATGCAGCCGCTGCTATTAACTCGGCAGCCGACTGGCTCTACCAGCAGTTCTCCGGCATCACAGAGGAAGCGGAACCCGCTCCCGAGCCAGAAGCACCGCAGGCCGAGCCTGAGAAGAAGGAGCTGAAGCTGGAGGATGTGCGGGCGGTTCTCGCCGAACGGTCGCGTGCCGGGTATACGGCGCAGATCCGTGAGCTGCTCCACAAGTATGGTGCGAGCAAGCTGTCGGCGGTCGATCCGAAGGACTACGAGGCCCTGCTCTACGATGTGGAGGGACTCAATGAATTCTGAAAAACAGCATGCAGTCCTCTCCGCGTCGAGCTCCGACCGGTGGATTCACTGCCCGCCGTCCGTCAGGCTCAGCGAGGGCTTCAAGGATGAAGGCAGCAGCTACGCTCTTGAAGGAACCTGCGCCCACGCGCTCGCCGAATACAAGCTCCGCAAGGCGCTCGGCTACCCGGCAGAGGACCCGACCGGGGACCTCGACTACTACAACGAGGAGATGGAGGAAGCCACGGAAGGCTATGTCGCCTACGTGCTGGAGCAGGTCGAGGACGCGAAGCAGACATGCGCCGATCCGGTTGTTCTGGTCGAGCAGCGCGTGGACTTCTCCCGCTGGGTGAAACAGGGCTTCGGCACTGCCGACGCTTTGATCATTGCGGACGGCACGCTCCGGATCATCGATCTGAAGTACGGCTTGGGCGTTGAAGTCTCGGCAGAGCGGAATCCTCAGATGGCCTGCTACAGTCTCGGAGCCTTGGAGCTGTTCGACGACATCTACGACATCGACACGGTCAGTATGACCATCTACCAGCCGAGGCGGCAGAACATCAGCCAGTGGCAGACGCTGAAAGCCGACCTGCTCCACTGGGCCGACGAAACCTTGAAGCCCGCTGCAGAGCAGGCGTGGGACGGCAAGGGAGAATTCTCCTGCGGCCAGTGGTGCCGGTTCTGCAAGGCCAAGACCATCTGCAGGAAACGGGCGGAGGAGAACCTGAAGCTCGCGCAGCACGACTTCAAGCTGCCGCCGGAGCTCACGGACGCGGAGATCGAGGTCATCCTCGGCAAGGTGGACGAGCTGGTCGCGTGGGCGTCGGACATCAAGGAGTACGCGCTCCAGCAGGCGCTCTCCGGCAAGGAGTGGCACGGCTTCAAGCTCGTCGAAGGCCGCTCCATCCGCAAGTACACCGACGAAACCGCCGTCGCCAAGACGGTCGAAGACGCCGGATTCGATCCATTCGAGAGGAAGCTGCTCGGCATCACCGCCATGCAGAAGCTCCTCGGAAAGAACCGATTCAATGAACTCCTGTCAGGCCTCGTCGAGAAGCCGCAGGGCAAACCAACACTCGTCCCGGACTCGGATAAGCGTCCGGCGATGAATACAGCAAAAAACGATTTTATGGAGGTCAAAAATTATGAGTAAGACAACTATGCACAATCCGATGAAGGTTATCACTGGTCCGAACACCCGCTGGTCCTATGCCAACGTGTGGGAGCCGAAGTCCATCAACGGCGGAACTCCCAAGTACAGCGTGAGCCTCATCATCCCGAAGTCCGACACCGTGACGGTCGCCAAGATCAAGGCCGCCATCGATGCCGCCTACAAGGAGGGCGAAGCCAAGCTCAAGGGCAATAGCCGCAGCGTTCCTGCACTCTCCGCGATCAAGACGCCGCTTCGTGACGGCGATGCGGAGCGCCCGGACGACGAGGCCTACCGTAACGCATACTTCGTGAATGCGAACGCTACGACCGCTCCGGGCATTGTGGATGCGGATCTGAATCCGATCATGAGCCGCAGCGAGGTGTACTCCGGCGTGTACGGCAGGGCCAGCATCACCTTCTACGCGTTCAATTCTTCTGGCAACCGCGGCATCGCCTGCGGGCTCAACAACCTGCAGAAGATCCGTGACGGCGAGCCGCTCGGCAGCAAGGCCAGCGCTGAATCCGACTTCGCTGACTTCGCAACCGACGACGACAGCGATTTTCTGAACTAAGGAGGCGGCACCATGAAGGACATTATGGAGATCATCCTCTACATCATCATGGCAGTCGGCGGCATCGCCGGAATCATTCTCCTGCTCTCCATGACGATTCTCGCGATCCGCTCCGGCAAGGAGGAGCAGGCGCGTGAGGCTCGGCAGGAGGAGCGCGACAAGGAGTACCACGAGCGCCGCATGAAGGAGCTCGAAGCGCACCGCGACTGACCGGCAAAACCATCCAGCTATTGGCGGGCGGCAGGGACTTATCTCTCTGCCGCTTTATTCGTGAATTGAGGTGAATACATTTTGGAAGAAGTATGGAAAGACATACCGGGATATGAAGGCCGATATCAGGCCAGCACGGAAGGTCGAATCCGCAGTCTTGATAGAAATGCTCGCGGCGTATGCCATTTTACCGGAGAGCCATTCTGTCGGACTGTTAGAGGAAGGATTCTCAGACCCGGTAAATACTGCAAGGCAGGACATCTGTCTGTGGTTCTCGGTCATGGCACTGCGGGAAAGCCAGTGCATCAACTTATCATGCTTACCTTCGTTGGCCCTCCTCCCGAAGGCATGGAAGTACTGCATCGAAACGGTGATCCTACAGATAACCGATTGGAGAATCTACATTATGGAACGCGAACTGAAAACATCCTTGACGTTTATCGACAAGGCAGCAAATGGAGAAAGCTCTCGGTTGATGACGTTCAAGCTATACGATTCGGTTTCTACTGTGGAATCAAAGGAGTTGAACTCGCGGCAATGTACAACGTAACGCCGTCAATCATCAGCGCAATAAAGACAGGGAGGATTTTTGCATGGCTAAAATGAACAGCTTGTCCTTGGATCTGGAGACGTTCAGCGACGTCGATCTTGGCAAATGCGGCGTCTACAAGTACTCCGAATCGCCCGCCTTCGAGATTCTCCTGTTCGGCTACAGCGTGGACGGAGGTCCGGTGAAAGTCGTCGACCTTGCCTGCGGTGAAAAGATCCCGGAGGACATCCTCGACGCGCTGACCGATGACACGGTTCTCAAATGGGCATTTAACGCAAACTTCGAACGCGTCTGCCTGTCACGCTACCTGCGGGACATGGGGCGGAGCCTTGACCCGTTCCATGACAATCATCCTCTGTCGACGGAGCCCGCGCGGTTCCTGAATCCGGAGGGCTGGCGCTGCTCGATGGTCTGGGCGGCGACAATGGGACTCCCGCTCAGCCTGAAGGGCGTCGGCGCTGTCCTGAACCTCGCTGATCAGAAGATGGACGAGGGCAAGGCGCTCATCCGATACTTCTCCGTTCCCTGCGCACCCACGAAGGCGAACGGCGGCAGGACCCGGAACCTGCCATCTGACGATCCTGTCAAATGGGCGACGTTCAAGAAGTACAACCAGCGCGACGTCGAGGTCGAAATGTCCATCCAGCGGAAGCTCCGGAACTTCCCGGTGCCGGACTTCGTGTGGGACGAGTACCACATCGACCAGGAAATCAACGACCGCGGCGTCCGCATTGACATGGATCTCGTGGAGAAGGCCATCGACATGGACACCCGCTCTCGCGGCGAACTTACCGAGAAGATGCAGGCGCTCACGAATCTGGAGAATCCGAACAGCGTCCAGCAGATGAAGCAATGGCTCTCCGACAACGGCATGGAGGTCGACAGCCTCGGCAAAAAGGCAGTCGCCGCACTCCTCAAAACCGCACCACCTGAGCTGGCGGAGGTGCTGGAGCTCCGGCAGCAGCTCGCGAAATCCAGTGTGAAGAAATACCAGACGATGCAGCGGGCAGTATGCGACGACAGCCGTGCAAGAGGCATGTTCATGTTCTACGGCGCGAACCGCACCGGGCGCTGGGCCGGTCGTCTCATCCAGCTGCAGAATCTGCCGCAGAACCATCTGCCTGACCTGGATGCCGCGCGGGCGCTCGTGAAGTCCGGCGACTACGAGGCCGTGAAGATGATCTACGAGGATGTCCCCGACACGCTCTCCCAGCTTATCCGCACCGCCTTCATCCCGAAGGACGGCTGCCGGTTCTACGTGGCGGACTTCTCCGCCATCGAAGCCCGCGTCATCGCATGGTACGCAGGCGAACAATGGAAATCCGACGCATTCTCAAACGGCGAGGACATCTACTGCAGCACAGCAAGCCGCATGTTCCACAAGCCGGTCGTTAAACACGGCATAAACGGCGAGCTTCGCGCCAAAGGCAAGATCGCGGAGCTGGCGTGCGGCTACGGCGGCTCTACCGGCGCTTTGAAGGCGATGGGCGCACTCGAAATGGGTCTCAAGGAGGATGAGCTTCCGGATATCGTCTCCTCGTGGCGGGACGCGAACCAGCAGATCGTGAAGTTCTGGTGGGACGTCGACAAGGCCGTCATGCAGGCGGTGAAGAACCATAAGACGACTCATCTTGGCAAGCTTACCTTCTTCTGGCAGGCGGGCATGCTGTTCATCACCCTGCCCTCCGGACGGAATCTCGCGTATGTGAAGCCGAAGGTCGGCATGAACCGTTTCGGCGGCGAGTGCATCACCTACGAGGGCGTGGGCGGCACGAAGAAATGGGAGCGGCTCGAATCGTACGGCCCGAAGTTCGTTGAGAACATCGTGCAGGCAACCTCCCGCGACAT